ACTTGGATGCTGAAGTAGAATTGACTTCTATCCTTTCTGAGCAAGTTGCTCTTGAAATCGATCGTGAAATCTTGGCTGACCTTGTAAACGGCGCTACTGCTGGTACTTACTACTGGTCTCGACACCCCGGTCTTTTCGTAAACCGATTGACTGGTGCTGAGATTGGCGCAACCACTGCTGCTCCTGATTTCACTGGTACTGTTTCTGAATGGTACGAGACTCTCATTGAAACAATCAATGATGTTTCTGCTCAAATCCACAGAAAGACTCTTCGTGGTGGTGCTAACTTCGTAGTTTGTTCTCCTGAAGTTGCTAACATCCTTGAGTTCACTGCTGGATTCCGTGCTAATGTTACTGCTGATGCTGACAAAGGCGAAATCGGCGCTGTTAAGGTTGGTTCTTTGAGCCGTAAGTTCGATGTTGTTGTGGATCCTTACTTCCCTCGTAATGTCATTCTTGTTGGACGCAAAGGTGCTTCTTTCCTCGAAAGCGGTTATGTATATGCTCCGTATGTACCTCTGCAAGTTACTCCTACTATCTTCGGTGTGGAAGATTTCACCCCAAGAAAAGGTGTAATGACTCGTTACGCTAAGAAAATGGTCCGTCCTGATATGTACGGTCTTGTTATCTGTCGTGACTTGTTGGGTGGCGCTCCTGCAGCACCATAGTCCTAGACTAATTAATAAAGATGCCCTCGGTCCTTGGATCGGGGGTTTTCTTTTTGCCAATAAAGTATTTTTCTAAAACTTAGGTATAACCTTGATTTTCGTTTTGTTTCCTACTATTTAAGACAACTTGAAATTATTCTCTGGGGTTGGGGCCACTGACCCTTAAAGAAATTTGACCGAAGTGGCTGGTTATTTTTCGCGATTAAAATCGAGTTATTGCAATAACATAATACAGGAGAAACAAATTATGGGAAACAGAAGATTGGCGACAGCCAGACTTGAGAAAGTAATGGAGAAACTGCTTAGTAATTCTAAACTAAACGGCCTCCAGTCAAGTCCATTTTCAATCAAAGATCCAGATCGCTATTATCTGGAAGAGTATTTCGTTCAACGCCCAGCGCTTAACGCAGCAATTGTGATAGACCCAGACGCCAATGATGCAACTGCACTTGCAGAGTTTGTAGTTGCAAACAGAAACTTTGAACTAAAAGGGGATACTGGTGCGTCCGCTGATGATGTTACTTTTGCTTCTAATCATGCAGGACTGCTTTTTGATCCGGATGCCACTGATAACCGTCAACTATGTGTATTACCACATACAGACACTAACCAGACTGCTTGGAACAACATTGGGTTTGGAACAGAAAATCAAGTTCAATGGGAGTGTACGATGAGAACAGGCGCGAGTATCGCAGATACCTGTATCTTTACGGGCTTAAAATTAACGGGCACGCCAGTCATTGCAACAGACAATGATGGAATCTATTTTCTATATGATTCCTCTGATGACTCCGGTACTCTTACAACAAATACTACTTGGCATGTTGTATACAATATAGGTGGTACTGATTACATTACTGATACACAACTTGTCGTGGCTGCTGATACAAATTATAGATTTTGTATCACCATTGATTCTAATAGAAAAGCATCTGTTTGGATCAACAATAGACAATATAGTCTTGCGAAGGTTGCGAGTAGCACCGGTGGAACCCAAGTGACTCCTGCAAAAGGGAGGATAAAATCATTAGCTCTAACGAATGATATTAATTTACTTCCGATCTGGGGTATAGTTAATCGTTCCGGTACTGCTCGATCTCATATTTTAAGTAATATGAAAATAAGTAGAATTATATTTGAATAGAATTTTTCCTCCACGAAATAAGACATTCAACACTCCTAAGCCCATCTTGATTGATGGGCTTTTTCTTTTAGATACTATTTAAGAGACTTAGAATAGGAGTTCACCATGGGTAGAAAAGCCAAACGATTGAGATTACTAGCAAGGATTGCTGCTAAGGAAAAAGCCAAGCATCAAGCAACTCTTAAGAATGAAAATTCAGTCAAAATTGAAGAATTAAAAGCCGCTACACCAGAGCCGATTATTGAAGAGACAGTTAAACTTGAAGAGCCAGAAATTATTGAAGAGCCAAAAGTTACTGAGGAACCAATAGCAGAAATCAAAAAGGCTCCGGCGAAAAAGGCAACAGTTAAAAAGGCCGCTCCAAAGAAAAACACAAGAGCGAAAACCACCTCCCGAAAGCCAAAAGCGAAAAAGAAATAAATGTGTGTGTAATGCTGAACCTCCGATAGTGATGTCGGAGGTTTTCCTTTTGTTCTACTAATTAAGGATAGCGGAGGATCTTTAATGTCGTATCCAGATTTAACACCATCATCATCCACCAGTGCTATAATACTACCAGCTACTGGAACAACTGGGGATGTTGCTGCATCACTAGCAATTGGCTATTATAAAACAACCAACACTTTTCTTACAGGCGCTGCAGCTCAAGTTGCCTTTACCTATAAGCGACTTGGTGGTGATATACTTGATATTGAAATAAAGGCAGAGAATGTCTATAATCACTACGAGGAGGCCGTGCTTGAGTATTCCTATATCGTGAACCTCCATCAAGCGAGAAATGCCTTAGGGAGTGCTTTAGGGTCCGCTACGGGGTCGTTTGATCACACGGGTGATCTCACCACCGGAACAGACACGGCTCTCAAGTATCCTAAGTTTCAATTTGATTATGCTTTCAGAACAGCAGACAAGTTTTCAACCGAAGCAATGGTCGGAGGAACTGAGCCGATCTACTCTGCGAGTCTTGATACAGTCACAGATCAGGCCGACTATGACCTACAGGCAATTGTTGAAGCCGCCGCAGCAGCAGATAACACGCTACCGTATGCTTCTATAGACGGAAAACGAATCAAAGTACGACAAGTATATTATGTGACTCCTCGACAAATGTGGAGATTCTATGGTTACTACGGTGGACTTAATGTCGTTGGTGACTTTCACAACTACGGACAGTACGCCGATGACTCAACCTTCAATGTTATTCCTCCTTGGCAGAATAAGGCTCAAGCAATCGCATACGAAGACCACCTCTACACTAGGACATCTCATTTCTCTTATGAATTGATTGATAATAAATTGCGGCTTCATCCAACGCCTGATACAAATGTGTCCCCAGAGAAATTCTGGTTTAGATTCTCAGTAGAGACAGCAGACACAGCCTTCGCAACAGGATCATACGACAGTGGAGTTGAAGGTGTTAACAATATGAATACGCTTCCATTCGAGAACATCCCGTTTGATAAGATCAACTCGATGGGGCAGCAGTGGATTCGAAAGTACGCCCTTGCTTTATCGAAAGAAACCCTCGGACAAGTGCGAGGCAAGTTTGGTAACTCAATCCCGATACCCGGAGACAACATCAGTCTCAACGCATCCGAACTGCTTTCTCAAGCAGCAAACGAACAAGCAGCCCTCAAGGAGGAACTGAACAAGCAACTTGATGAGATGCTGTACTCCAAGTTGGCCGAGACCGATAAAGCAATGATTGATAATACAGACGCTATCGTTGCTAAGGCTCCATTAAAGATATATGTAGGGTAATTAGATGAGCGATAAGTGGACAAGACCAACACAAGCACCACCACCTTTGTTTGTTGGAGACAAAGAAAAAGATTTAGTAAAACAAGTTAACGATGAGATAATTGAACGCGTTGTTGGACAGCAGATCCTCTACTTCTCTATCGATCTTGAAACAACCGACTTTCATCCTGTATACGGTGAGGCACTAGAAAAGAACTTCTATCACCCCGTTCGCGTATATGCTCTTGTTGAGTTCCAAGGCGTAGAGTCAGAATTTATGGACAACTTTGTGATCGATAAGTCAACCAAGCTAAAAGTCTTCTTCCACAAGCGCCGTTTGACCGAGGACCAAAATCTGTTCGTTCGAGAAGGCGACTATATTAGATACGGAGATATCTACTATGAGATCGTTAAGACCATTGAGCCAAAGCTTTTATACGGACAAGTGGACTCTCGCTTTGAGATCCAAGCCGAATGCATAAGAGCAAGAAAGGGAGTATTCGAAGGTGCCTAATTTACAAGAGAGACCATTCAAGCCATCAACCATCGGCACAATCGATGAAGCGGTATTCCGTCACATTGACGAAAAATTTAACCTATTCCTCACGACTGCCGCTGGTAGAGAAAAGGTACCTGTTATCTGGCAAACCGCCGAGAGAACATTTCAAATAAAAAATAACCTTGAAAGCAGAGACTCTGCTGGGAAGCTAATTCTACCTCTTATATCTGTGACTAGAGATTCCATAGAGAAAGACCCAACATTCAAAGGCAAAGTTCAAGCACACATCTTTGAACCGAACAACGAACAAGGTGGATCAATTTTGGTTGCTAGAAATATTAAGCAAATAGAAACAACAAAGCACCAAGCGGCGAAGAATCTAAGAGACGCTAGAGGCGATAAGTTTTTCCCTGTTGCTACCGGTAAGGTTCTATACGAAGAGGTGTATATCCCTGTCCCTGTTTATGTAAAGGTAATGTACACGATAAGCATGAGAACAGAATATCTGCAACAAATGAACGAGTTGATGTCTCCTTTCCTCGCAAGAACCGGGCAAATCTGGTCCTTCACCATCGTACACGAAGGGCACAGATACGAAACCTTTATCGAGCAATCAATCGAGGATGGAAAAAACACCGCGAACCTAGGAGAGGATGAGCGCAAGTTCGAGACCAAGATTAAATTAAGAGTATTAGGCTATCTAACAACAGAGGGCGAGAACAGACCAAGACCAGACTTCCCCGTGAGAGAGTCCGTCGTTCAATTATCACTGCGAGAAAGAGTGGTCACGGACATTAATGAGGCGATCAGTCAGTTAAGTTCCGACACTGCTTCGCAAGCAATTCCTTTGCCTCCTCCGACCAATGAAGTCGTATCAACTATAGATATTGAATTATACGATTCTGACTTCGTTGAAGAGACTACAGTCACTGATGAAGACTAAGTAGCGGATTCTTTGCTTCTATTTGTGTTGACTGGTCAAGCAACGCTATAACAAAGACCATGGATTACTTACTTTTAATTCACTTGACTAATATCTGTTGAGACATTTGCATACTATTTAATAGGAATTACATAGTTTAGCAAGGAGATGAAATTAATGTCTAAGTTCGAATTTAAGTCACCCGGTGTACAAACCCGAGAAATAGACCAGTCGGTCATCGCTGAAGAGTCACCTGAAATGGGCCCAATCATTATTGGAAGAACAAAAAGAGGCCCCGCTTCTATACCTGTGAGTATCAACAGTCTTGATGACTTCAACGATGTTTTTGGAAAGCCTGTCCCCGGAATGAGCAGCGACGATGTGTGGAGAAACGGTATCAATGGACCAACATACGCTTCTTACGCAGCACAGTCTTGGCTCGCGTCTGAAACTACACCAATTAACATGGTTCGTCTCCTAGGAGAAGGGCACCCTCAAGCCTCTGCTGCTGCTGGAAAAGCAGGGTGGGATCTTTTATCTGGATCAGAAGGCCAAGCATACGGTCTGTGGATCATGAACTCTGCTGATAACGATGCTGTTTTGACTACAAGCACAGATCACGGTGGTACTTTGGCCGCTGTATTTTATGCTCAAACAGGTTCTGTCTCTCTTAGTGGATCTCGCGCTGGCGATAGTGGTCAGGCTGTTGGTTCTGTAACCATCGCCAACGGACTTGCTGCCGGTGACACCATCGCCATATCTGATGGTACCACCACCGTTACATTTACAGCAGTCGTGGCGGGAACACAAGCAGCCGGAACAGCCGGTGCAGTTTCAGGAACAGCAATAAACATCTCTAGAGCAGGAACTGCTGCGCAAAATATCGCAGCACTAGATG